TAAGGACCCCCCGGGGCTGCTAGCCGAGCAGTCCCTTTAATCTACGAGAGGAGGTGGTTGCACAGATGGAGTTCGCAAAGGGCGGTTATCTGCCCTATGACGGCGGGGACGAAAGTCCTCGCCAGACTGCGGTCAATCATCTGAAGTGGAGGACCTCGCCTGCAGCTTTTAGCTACAGTTCGAGTTCCTACACCGGGTCCGGTTTTTCCGGTACCTGGACTGGTCTTAGCGATGTTGAATCGCTCCAGTCTTACAACCACCCGGTCAGTTACCTTGGCCGTTCTCAGAGGAACATTGGAGGCAAATTTGTCCACACGCGATTGCATGTCGACAAGTTCGGCGACACGCTCTCTCCTTATCAGGATGGAACAACGTGGCGAAAAGCAACAGGAGTATACGCCCCTTCGGGGTCGTTCTACTCCGATTTCGCTACGTCTCCGACGGACTATACGTCCGCTCAGAGTGTCGTCTCGAGCATTGTGGGGCTCAGCTCGTCATCAGAACTTGATGCTGCTGGCACCACTGCTATTGCTCGTGTCTCTCCCACCAACCCACTTGTCGATCTCTCGTCAAGTGCCGCAGAGCTACTCCGCGAGGGTCTCCCCCAGCGGCCCGGCTCTGACGGGAATCCAGGCAGTGAGTATCTTAACATCATGTTCGGATACCTACCACTTGTCTCCGATGCCAGGAAGCTGGCGTCGGTGGCACGCTCGCACGACGCTTTGTTGCGTCAGTACGAGCGGGATTCTGGTCGATGGATACGCCGGTCTTACGAGTTTCCAGTTGACATTTCGTCAACAACTACTGTCCAGACCAATGCCGCTCCGGCATTGTACGGATCAGGAGTCGGTGGACTCTTTCAGACCGGTACCCGATGGGTTACCAAAATCACTGAAACCAAAACCTGGTTCAGTGGTGCCTTCACCTACTACCTTCCCCCTACAGGGTGGAGGCGGTCGGTGGCTGAGCTTGATCACCTTTACGGTATCAGGCCCGGTATCGACACTGTTTGGGAACTCACAGGGTATTCCTGGCTAGCCGACTACTTCACGAACATCGGTGATGTCGCGAAGAACATCACAGCCTTCAAGCAAGATGGGCTTGTGATGCCTTATGGGTACATCATGCGGAAACGCAAGATTACTCATCAGGAGACGTGGTCCGGACCGGTTCGGTACGGAAATGTCTGGAAGCAGGAGTACATCTCTGCTGAAAAGACATATACCACGCATCAGCGTCGGCTGGCGAATCCTTTCGGATTCGGGTTGGAACTTGGTAACCTTTCAGGTCGCCAGCTTTCAATCCTGGCCGCACTCGGCATAAGCCGAATGTGAACCCAGGAGGGCTTTCCTCCTTCTTTACCCTATCCGTCATCAGGCGGATGGGCCACCGGGAACCGGATTACTTTCCGATTTCCATCAGTCAGAAGGTCACACGCATGTTCGGTTCCTCTCTTACCGTGGTGATCAACGCGGTTAGCAAGACTCTCGCGAGTGTTGCTACCGGTGATCGTACCGCGACTTACGAGTCGACGGCTGACGGGCTCGCTTTCAAGATCACTCACGTGGTCGGAAAGCGGAACCGTCACACGGTTCGACTCGACGTGGACAAGATCGCAGCTGACCCGTTTGTCGCGGGCAACAGCAACGGTGTTTCCATGTCTGCCTACCTCGTCGTCGATGTTCCGAAGGGTTCTGCCTTCTCGCTCGCTGAGCAGAAGCTGAACGCCAAGGGACTCGTCGACTGGCTGGGTACCAGCACGAACCTTGATAGGGTTCTGGCCGGGGAGTCGTGATGAGGCTGGGGGGTGGGTCAGATACCTGCCCCCCAGTGAACATGCTAGGATCTCTCGAACTCTCTTTGAAAGGAGAGCCGATAGTGAAAAGCCGAAGTGAAATCTGGCTTAGTGTTCTCGAAGACCTCGGGAACTCTAGCTCAGTCAGCACCCTCGAGGACGCACTTTACGTGCGATCTCGTGTTCGAGCCGAAGGAGACACCTTCTTTCAGGTGACCCTTCCTCAGTTTGCGAAAGACCTCGAAAAGGCTCTTGCAGCTGAGTGCGTGTCCCCCGATCTTTTCGTCGGATTCCAGCGAAGCTCCCAGCGCGTCAATTACTTGACGTACGAAGGTGTCTTCCACTGGAAGTCGAAGAAGTTTCGGTGGGGTCTGCCGCTCTTCTTGAGCGGGTTCACGCGCAGACTCTTCATGGAACCTGAGGAGCTCATGGACAAGGGCCTTATGGGCCCGCTGTCCGAGCAGCCGTCGTTGCCTCTCGCATTGCCCTCCTCAGAGGAAGATGCGGATGCAATGGCGGACTCTGTGTTTGCCGTGAGGCAGCTTTGCTTGCTGTTCTCCAAGGAGAAGGCCGACGCACCTGCGAAGGCCAAGCAGCGAGCAATCACACAGTACCTCGAGGTTGACAAGGAGCTTGATCGCCCTTTATGACGCCGGTCAGTGAGTCCCCCCTCTTCGGAGGAAGGCTCCTGACCGATGTTCAGAGGACTTTCATGCTCATGTTCGGTGACGTACTCTCTGACGTAGAACGAAAGTACTACGCAGATGAGTTGCGTCCCAAGCATGGGCCCGGTGCCACTGCCGATCGCCTCAAAGGCAATCAAAAGTGGTCATTTCCAACGTGGCCGGAGCGTCTTGAGCGTCTCTTCCCTTATCGGGAATTCGCCCAGCACTCCATCTTGGCCTCGTCGGAATATCCGCGGCGGCTCCTCCCCCCGGACGAAGAAATCCCTACACGGGTAATCTTAGTCCCGAAGACACAGGTCACACCACGTATCATAGCTGCTGAGCCTACTGCAATGCAATACGTGCAGCAGGCTCTAGCAGCAGCGATCGTGGACGGACTGGAATCGCATCCGGTCTCGTCGCCCTATGTCGGATTCGAGGACCAGCGCCCTAATCAGGCAATGGCCCATTTCGCGTCCGACGGCGGGTCGCTTGCGACACTAGATCTTAGTGAAGCTAGCGATCGTGTGCCCAACTGGCTCGTCGAGAGTCTTCTCGAACCCTGGCCAACTCTTAATGAGGCGGTCCAGGCTTGTCGTTCGACACGAGCCATGCTACCTGACGGAACGGTAATCCCGCTCCTCAAGTTTGCTTCGATGGGGTCTGCATTGACGTTTCCGGTGGAGGCTATGGTGTTTTCTGCCATAACCGTTACCGCGATTCATCGTGCAGTGTCACTCCATGTGTCCCGTAGGTCCCTTACCGGCGACCTCAGTGACATGGTGCGTGTCTACGGAGATGACATAATCTGTCCCTCCGTAGCGGCTGAAACAGTGATCGACTGTCTTGAGGCTTTTGGCTTCAAGGTCAATCGACACAAGTCTTTCTGGACTGGGTTGTTCAGAGAGTCTTGTGGCAAGGAATACTGGAACGCACGTGATGTTTCTGTCACGAGAATTCGTCACCAGTTTCCCCGCTCACTGCGCGACGCGAAGGAAGTTGCATCTGCCGTCGCTACCAGGAACCTGTTTTATGAAGCAGGTCTCCTGGGAACGGTGGCTCTCTATGATGAGGAGCTGACCCGAATACTGAAGGGTCATTTCCCCGTCGTCGAGGCGACTTCTCCCTTGCTAGGCAGGCTGGACAAAGAGAATCCCCCACAAGGGGACGCTTTTTGTTCTGATTACCATGTGCCCCTTGCGAAAGGGTACGTGGTACAGTCCGAAATCCCGGAGATCCCGGCACTCGGATATGCTGCCCTGCTCAAGTGTTTGACTGGTCCTTTTCAAGAGGATCCCGAACACCTGACGCGTAGCGGACGACCACTCGCCGTCAAGCTAAAGCGAGTGTGGGCTCCTACCTTCTAACAGGAGGTAGGCAGTAGGAGCAATCCTACTGGAGAGGTAGCCAC